GCATCAAGGTTGAAAGGGGCTGGTGGGTCTTTTTTCAGCGGCTTGGGTGTATCCAGTTCCATGGGTGAGCGCATCACATAGATTTCCCTCAGATGCTGTAACGCATTGGGGGCCCCTTGTAGGGCACTTCTAAGGCCGTCATAACACATTGCACACAGCAAACCATAATTGGCCTCCATGGGGCTCTTGTGGCTTATGACACAGGCCCTAGTCATTGCTGAGCCTTTCCAGTTCATCACTGATGTAAAAGCGGGCCTTTTGGAGATCCTCAATGCTGTCCCCTTTGAGCCCAGCCCGCCAAATGTATTTGACCGCATTGCCGAGGTTGAAATTCATGTGCCTGGTTATGTCAATGGCCTCAACCCCGCTTGGGTGACTGGTGTAGTGCGCTGGGTGGTTCACTGGGTCATCCATCACTTGACCATTTCGTAAAGTAGGCCCAGCTTTACCTGAACAGCGGCGTGTTCCCGTGTCTTGGTGGTGCCGTTGGCTTGGGCAATGTTCACGGTGGTCTGGAGTTCGCTCATTATTATCCTGAGCACCCTGTCACGCTCAGCGTTTTTGCCACGCTCTAGGCCCTCAACATAGTGCTGGGCGGCCACATCCGCTGGGACTGACTTACTTGATTGCATCTTTTACAACCTCCAAACAGCGATCATAGCCAAGGGCTTGAGTCTTGGTCATTCCCAGCTCACGCTCTCTGTCTTTTTTGTATTCCATCATTACCCTCAGCTGTGAGGCTTGGATGCTTTTGCCATGCCTGTAGCCTGAGTTGAAAGCTTCATCCAACTGAGTGGTGAACAGGCGGTCTGCGATTTTATACCTGAGCTCTGTGAACATGGTTACCTCTCTTAGAACGCAATGTGCGTGTTGTAAAAGGACATGGCAAAAGGCCACGCCCAAGCTAATAGGTGGCGGTGGGACTCTGTGAGGATCAGCACCAGGCCGATTAGGCCCAGTGTGATCAGTGACAGGAACTGTCTGGTGTCTTTGGTCATTAGGCAACCACAAAAAACTTGTTGTCTATTACTTCAATGTGAGCATCTGGGGTGCTGGTTAGGTAGCGGGCAATGAAAAGCTCTGCGCCTTTTAGTGTTGTGTAAACCTTGTAAATTGTGGTTTCTTGATTACTCATTTCGGGCCCTTTCATCTGCCTGGTTGTGCGCTTGATTAGACCCTAGCATGAATGGTGCATCATTGTGCAAGTTTTATTTAGTGGGCGTGTCGGATCTATCCAAGGTGCCAAGGAATGTCAGCGGGCTCAATCTTGAAATGAACACCCATCTCACCTGTTTCCCCGTAAACCTTTTGAGCCTCCCACTGGACAATCAAAGCATCATCAGTCATCAGCTGGCCATACTTTTCTAGGCTTATGGAATCCCCTAGCGAGCGCTGGAGCTTGTCACAGTCTGGGGCTACGGATGGCCAGAGCCGCTTGACGGTCTTGGGCCTTGGCATGACAAATGTTGCTGTGACCTTTACGGGTTCAGTGAACATCTGGAAGTCTGGGTGTTGCTCTAGGTAGATTTTTACGGCGGCGGCAATGCCCTCACGGAATGGGGCTAGTTTCTTGCTGGCCTCTATGAACCTGCCACCGCTGGCGTGGTTGCCCCCCACATAACGCTTAGAGCCCTGGGGGGCGGGTTCTATCCCACCAACCCAGAGCTCCATGCTTTGCTTGGTTGTTATTTTTTCCCCTGCCTCACAGCTAGGACTATCGAAGTCACAAAAAGCCACGCACACAAAAGGTATGCCCCGCCTTGGAGGAAAATGTTGCTTGCATCAGCGGCCAGTAAGCCAAGAAAAACGGCAAACACCAATGTATAAGCTAGAGCAGCCATGATCTAAAAGGGCATTTCCTCAGTAGCGACTGTTTCAATCTTTGGATTGTTGACATGAATTGCGGCATAACGGACTTGGCCGTTATCACCCTCAAATTCCTCAACTCGCACTGACAGGTTTCCGCTGACATTGACGATAGCGCCAACCTTGATTCCAGCGGGTTGTTCCCAGATAGTGAATTTCTCTTTGCGGTCTGTGCCCTCACGGTCCTTGAATGATGTGGTGACAAAGATTCCCTTGTCCGTGATCAATCGCTCAACCGTTCCATCTGTAATCTGTATTTTAGCCATTTCGGCCTCTCTTTATTATTCCGTGCCTAGACTTTGCGCCCAGGATTTTCGACCCTAGCACAACCACCGTTGAAAACTAGGTCCATTTCACCAGTTATGCCGTGGCGATTTTTTGCCACATCCATAATCATTCTAGTCTGCTCAAACTCGGCATCACTATCAGACCTCTCACGCCTAAGCAAAATCACCACATCAGCATCCTGCTCAATGGCTCCAGAATCTCTCAGGTCAGATAGCGCTGGGGCTTTGTCTTGCCTTGATTCACTTTGCCTGTTCAGCTGAGCCAGGGCAATGACAGGGACCTCAAAGTCTCTAGCCAAAGCCTTGAGGCTCATTGAAAAATCACTGATTGATTCATACCTTTTGCGGCCTGGAATGGTGTCATGGATCAGCCCCAAGTAGTCAATCACAATGGCCCTGAGTCCACCGTTTTGCTGGAGGGTCCTAGCGTGTGCCCTAATGTCGTTGATGGTCTGTGTGCCCTTATCAACAATCGCTAGGTTGGACTCACCAAGTTCGTCCTTGGCTTTGTTCAGCGCTTTCCAATCAAAGTCAGACAGGTTGCCTTTTTCTAGGTTTCCTAGATAGACGCTGGAGGTCATTGCATACATCCTGGTCAGTAGCTCTGTCTTGGACATTTCTAGGCTATGGAATGACACTGGCCCCTCTTTGCTTAGGTAATAGGCCGCTTGTAATCCAACCACGGTCTTACCCACACCAGGGCGAGCTCCAATCACATACATTGCGCCAGGTCGAAATCCACCAATGGCGGTGTTGAGTGCATCCCAAGGACTTTTCAGGTAGGTCCTAGGGGTGGCCAGAACCTCCAAGTGACCTAGGGCTAGGTGGCTGACATACTCAATTTTTCCAGTGGTCCTGCTTTCAGCAAGCTTTCCTAGATTGCGGCGGGCTTCATCAATCACCGCATCCAAATCCTCAGCTGGTGATCTGGCCACAATGCTATGACCTGTGTTTCTGAGCTCACGCCTGATGGATTCGTCACGCACAATCTGAGCATAAAAGCTGACATTGACAGCGGTAATGCTCTCATGTTGCCAAGCGTGGACATCCTCAGAATGGTTTGGGAGCTTAGCGGCAACGGTCAGGGCATCAATGGCCTGATGTTTATTCCTCATGTCGCACAGCGCTTGATAGACCCTGCCCAGCTTTAGGTCATTGAAGTCCTCAGGCACAAGATTTATTTCATCTAAGGCTTGTCCTTTCGATAGCAAAATGCTGCCAAGAATTGCGATTTCAGGATTCATTAGTTGCCACCTGTGAACTTATGCTTTTTGACTGGTGCCTCTTGCTTGCCCTTGGACCATTTCGCCTCTTGCCTTATCCAGTTTTTCCAGGTGAGGTCCCAGTTCTTTTTTGTGGCGGCTTTCGTGGTGCTGTTCCAGTGGTCCATAAATGCGTGGGTCTCTAACTTCAAATCAACCCAAGGGAAATGCTCAGCCATGAGGTCCCAGGATTGCTTAGAGGGTTTGAAAGAATCAGAGATTCTGGTCCCATTTTCCTTGACTGGTTTGGGTGCTGTTTTGCCCCCTGTTTCTTTAAGGGTTCTACTAAGGGTTTGCGTGCCACTGGTTGTCACCCCCAATTTACCTGAGCTGTCACCCCCGTTTACCTGAGCTGTCACCCCTGTTGCACCATCTGTCACCCCTGTTACCCAATCTGTCACCCCTGGGAGGTTCACCCAATAGCGGTTGGTTTTGTATTGGGCAAAACCCTCACCAGCTTGTCGCTCAATGATTAGTTCACCCAGATTCTCAAGCTCAATTAGGTCACGCTTGATGGACCTCTGCGAGGCGTTAGCTTTTTTGGCCAGTGTTGCGATTGAGGGCCACGCACCTAGCTCACCTTGCTGATCTGCTATTGCCAACAGCACCAGCCTGGCTCTGCCCTCAGATTTGGAACTGGTCCAAACCTCATTCATTATTTTGATAGTCATTTGCGGCTCATTTCATGTAGTTTCATGTTACAATTTAGGTGTTACTTGGTGGCTCTCATTCCTCCATTTGACCCTTTCATGTTACGGGAAACCCCTGGCTAATCGCTGGGGGTTTTCCTATTGTCCTGGTGAAGTCATCTAAAAGCAAATACCAGTTACCAGAAACATAATCATACACTGTAACCTCCAGCGGGTTTTGCCAGGTCCTCAGCTTCCAGCCATAGTGCTGAGCGGTCACTGCCGCCTCGCTGGAGGACTCAATTACCCCATTGAAGTAAGCGCAAAGGGTAATGATGTTTGAGGCGTTAGACAGGCGTTTAGCCTTTGAACCTCCAGCGCCACGGTTTACTCTGTGCTGAGGGACCAAGGTGTCATCCTGGAGACCACAGTGGAGACAATGGTTGTCTCTTGCTAGGTATTTTCTGAACTCTTTTTCAGTCACAGTCATCAAAGTAGCTTTAGCAGACTTCACAGTTGCCATCACAATCCACACAGTAGGTGGTTTGTTGCATTTGCTCTATTGCCATTCTGTGAAGTTCTGCGAATACTAGGCGCTCTTTCCTAGCCGCCCGCTTTGCTTGAATCCATTTAGAAAACATCATCCCCTCCACTCCATCTGTATCAATTTGCCAGCGGCCATGACGGCCATCTGGGACTCGCTTAGGTGTCTAATCTTTGCCTTGATTCTGTTCAGTTCTACCTTGGCCAGATCAGCTTCAAATCTGACATCCATAGCCTTGAGTTTTGCCACCGCTTGGCGGTCTACAATCGTGCCCTGAGCACTTAGCAACTCAGTGGCCTCTACTCTATCGGCGGCGCTTGCAAGTTCTAGATACTTAATTTCAGCCTCAGCCAGTAAGGCAATGCCCTGCTCACTCTGGTTGCGTATCTTCTCCAGTTCCCTGATTACCTCTTTCGGGGTCTCCATTGATAACCTCTCTCAATTTCATGCCTAATTTTTTTAGCTCTTTATACTCCGCCTCACCCTCATCCTGGTATCCCTGGAGGTAAAGCGATTGGACCAGCTCTCTCTTTTCATTGATTGCGGCCACCAGTATGTTCCTACTCAGTAAATGCATCCGCTAAAGCTGTCATTGCTGTCAGTGTTTCCTTGGGTGCCTTGGCCTGTCTGGCCTGATTGAAAACATCACGCAACACCTCAACTGTTTCAGCTTTGGTTGCCTCTGCTAACCAGTCACGGGTTTCTGGTTGTCTGTTTCGGATTTCCTCAGAGGATGCCACGCCCTTTTTTGTGTCTACGGCAAGAGCCGCAACCATAGCCCTGCCCCAGGCGGCTGTTTCGGCGTTCTGGACCTCTGAGTCTCTAGTGAATCTGGTTGGCCCTGGTACGGGTTCCCACGCTGTTCCAATGCCAGGGTTAGTGTCCTCAGGTGATCGGTATGCGGCGGCTGTGTAGACCACCCAATCCTTACCACCAAAGTCAGATAAAAACTCTAGGCTCACTTGGCCCAGATTCCCGTCTGGAAACTTCTCACGAAACTCTACAATGCGGCTGGCTACATCTATGTAATCCAGAGGTCCCTTGTAATCAGACATCAGCCAACCTCACTTCAATCTGGTCCGTTATGGTGAGCCAAATGTCTATGCCGCCAACCAGGATTGCCACCTGGTCAGGCATAAAGTAATCGGACCTGACACCTTGGACCTCTCCCACAATGTAAGTGTTTTCATTATTTGGGCGCTTGATTGTCAAATCAACCAAGTCACCAATGGTTAGTTCTTGGGGGTTCATTAGTTCCCTTTCTTAGTCACTAAAAACGGCGTTCCAGACCCTCTAGATTGCCTACTAAACATGTGCTGGCCGTTGACCATTCCACGCTTTGCATTTCCCATAGTATCAATAACCTCACTCTTGAGTGCAAGCGCCACAGCCTTGGCTTTAGATTCTGCCTCTAGTGCGGCGGCCAGATCAACACCAACATCACCTAACTCAACCTGTGAATCCTGAATGTTTGGGTTCATCCGCCTCACGCTTTCATAGGTGCTGGTTGAACCATCCCAATCTGGCGCTGTGTTTTCATCAACACACTCTAGGAATTGCTCCACCATCATCATGTCTGCCGATTGTTGGAACACATCAGCCTTGACCTCAAACTCACGATAGTCAGACCCGCCGATAAGAACAGCCACATAAGCCTTTTTTAGACCAAGAGTGCTCATGTACCACTGGACCTGCGTGAGGTAATAACTAGGCACACCATCAGCCCAATCATCTGGGTATTTTGCGGTCTTGATTTCCACCACGCTAAGGGTGCCGTCAGTTTCTACGGCCAAGCCATCAACATTGGCAATCTGGAATGAGTGCTCCAGACTTTGCCAAGTCCCAACATCACGCTGAATGGTTAGCTCTGGGTGTTCATCTTCGAACTTGTCCAGCACTACGCCCTCAAGTCTGCGGCCCCATTCCATTGGTGGGCTGTCTGGTACATGATCAGGAATGTGCCCTGAGAACTTTGCCCAAGCCGTATAGGGTGACTCCCACTTATTTAGCCCCGCTATGGTGCCAACCAAAGACCCGCCCACCTTGCCCTTTCGTAGTTCGTGCCACTCTGGCTGGGAGCTGTCAAAGGTTCCCAAGTGCTTTGCTGTTTGGATTTGCATGTTGTCCTTTCAATGTGTAATGATTTCACCATACACGAAAGGTAAGACATTGATAAAACTAAATGATGTGGGCATCTGGGACATGAACTGTTCTAAATGCCACACTATGTTCACGGAGCAAACCACACAAATCCCTATGAGCATGTCAGAGGTTATGAAGCTTGGCTGGAAATACGGCTGGAGCATTAGCCGCTCAGAGCACCAGATGTGTCCAGGGTGCTGGAATGTTTGAGACCCGCCACTCTAGAGACCTTTGGAACCAACTGAATGAAACCATTGAGGAATCTAGGGTGATTCCTGGATGCCGTGATAGCGATCCTGAGGCATGGTTTCCGCCTGAGACTCCAGGAATAGGGGCCGCTTATAATGTGGCCAGAAAACTCTGTGCCAAATGCCCTGTCCAGCGGCTATGCCTTGAGTATGCCATGGCTAACAACGAGGCCCACGGGCTTTGGGGCGGGCTAACACACAGAGAGCGTGTGAAGCTGAAAAGGAAACTATAATTTAGGCACAAAAAAAAGACCCCCAGCAATTAGCTGAGGGTCTTTTTTTGTTGGGGTAAGAGACAACCCCACTACGCCATTACACGGTGATGGGGTGTTAATGTTTCAGGCTTTGGACTTGGCCACAATAGAGGTCAGAATGGATAGCAAAGCGGCACCAGCTGAAACGCTAATCAGTCCAGCATAGTCAATGCTAAACAGGCCAACACTTCCAGCTCCAAGGGCCGCAATGGCCGCCTGTGCAAATGTCTTGATGGCTCTCTCGCCAGCGTAGCTCCAAAATTCTAAGGTAAAAATCTTCATGGTTCTAGGTCCTGTCTGTTATTTCTCTTGATGTCCTCAAAGGTTGCTGAGGCTGTGTAGGCGGTCACAATTATTGTCAGCAAAGCTATGCCGCCAGTGACCAGATTATTACTCACGCCTGTGTCCCAGAAAAAGGTCAGGGCTCCAAACAGAATAATGGCAACTGCCAGCCTGTAAGCGCCGTAAATTAGCCGCCGTCTGAACTTCCAGTTATCGGTTTCGGTCTTGACCTCGCCTCCTAGAAAAAACATGCCATCAATGGCTGTCAATCCTAGCTTTTTTAGAGTGGCCTTTTGCAACACTTGCACACCTCTGGTTTCTTTTTCAGCTGTTTGTTGATGAACTTGGCTATGTCATACACCTTGCCATAAAACACACCCTTGAGGGATGTGCTCAGCGTAATGTGCAAATGTGCGCCACGGCTTGCCGATCCTGTGTTCCCGATTCGCCCAGCTGGGTCACCCTTTTTTAGCATGTGACCTGGGGCCAGTCTGACCATACAGGTTGAGCCGTCAGTGTGTTTTGAGGGGCCTTGACAATTTATGCCATGAGCGTTGCAAGACAGGTGGCAATAACCAATGTAATGAATACCAGTTGATGCCGCCTGAATCATCACCCAGCCAAGAACATCAGACCACTGGACAGCCACACACTCACCGTCAGTGACGGCTGGAATGAGCGCATTAGCTCCAGGTGCGTAGTCAGTTCCCCTGTGCGGGTTAGTGCGCCTCACGGTCACGCCAAAGCGGCTGGTGATAGTGCTCTCAGGAAACGGGTGCTGCCACCTAGACAAGGTTGATGATCCTGCCCACTTCAAATGAAGTGTTGAGCTTCATTAGCTGGAGGGCGTATTCATGCCTAGTCATCCCATCTGGGAGGTGTAGCTGGGCAACGGTCAGAATGTTTTCACGCTCAGCCATAATGTGCGTAGATGCTTTTTGCGGCGGCAAAAATTCATCAGCGGGGACAAAGTCCCAATCCCTAAATTCAGCATTGGGTGTGCGTTTCTTTTTAGTCATTAGCCTTTTCGTTTCTTTGGCTTGTATTTGTTCATAGTGTTCCCGTCAGTTGGTTGACAATTCCCAGCACAGCACCGACCAAGGCGGCCCAAGCTATCTTTTCAATCCAAGCATTTTTGGCTTGCTGAATTTCTAGCTGAGCAACCCGCTCAGGAACCGTGTCTAAGTAGCCAAGCTTGGCTGTGAGTTGAATTAGTAGGCGTTCGTTTTCCAGTTGCTTCCCGTAAAGCATTTGAAGCGTGACCCTAGCGTGAGGCTCTTTTTCTTCCATTACTCAGGCGCTGGTTCTGGCTCTGGCATAATCCAAGACCACGAATCTTCATCAAAGCCAAGGTTGCCCTCTGGCTCTGCGGACTTGAAATTCTCACCATCAAAGGTGTCCCCAATCCCAGCGAACTTTTTTCCAAAGTTGGCGTTGTATGAGGTTTGCACCCAAGTGCCTACTAACCCAAGACCGTTTAGGTATTCGTGCCCGTTGGCTTCATGCTGGTTGTCAACCACAACAATAGTCGTGACTTTTTGGTTTTCTAGTTTTGCGAAATGTGCCATCAGACTGCGCTCCAATACTTGATATAACAAACCCCTGAGCCACCTGCACCTGCGGCGTTGCTGCGATTTGCGCTTGAGCCACCTTGCCCTGTGTTGGCTGGCGGCTGAAATGTACCCGTCGAGTAAACTCCCATTTTGAATCCGCCACCTTTACCTAGTCCAAAAGCCCCGCTTTGCCCATTTGAAAGAACTGAGTCCTCTCTAGCGCCACCACCGCCACCGCCAAGACCGGCTTGCGGTGCGGAGTTAGAGTTGTAAACTGCCACCCCCCCACCAGTTGCGGTAAATAACGAACCAAAAGTAGTGTTCGAGCCAACTGACCCAGCCCCATCCACAGACGAAGCAGCACCGCCACCACCAATGGTGATTGTGTGCGAACTCGAAGGTGTAACGTCTATGATTTCCCAAAAAACGGAACCACCACCACTGCCAGCTGCTATACTGACATGGCTATTTGACATTCCACCGCCACCGCCACCAGAGATTATTAGCTCTACTGTGTCAACATCTGAAGGCGCTGTCCAGCTTTGAGTAGACGTTATCTTCTCAGTTTTTTGGATTTTAGTTGCGCCTCCACCGCTTGCTGGTGGGAAGCTTGATACGCCCATTAGTTAATCTCGCTTCCAAATAGGTGAAAAGCCAGAGCATCTGCCGTGGCTGATTGAACTGTTATCACATCAGTTGCGCCAAGGGTGATTCCTAGCGTAAAAGTGTTTAGGGAATTAGCCGCAACGGTCACATCATAAGCAATGGCGTTTCCAGTAGTTGCCGCCGCCGCCGCTTGCCTGACATACATTCTGGCCACCGCATCAGTAGCGGTCACATTAGTCAGAACTAGCGTGGAAACCACAGTGCTGGTTCCACTGGGGACCGTGTAGAGGTTTGCGTTGTTCGTGTCGCTTGGGTTTACTTGGCCCAATACCTTATAGGTGGTTGCCATTTTTTATGCTCCAATCATTAGGAAAGGGTGAAGTGCTTGCTGTGATGCAATGATAAAAGTGCGCCTGTCTGTGACATCACCAGACACAATGCTGGTGGCCTCAGAGGGGATTGTGACTAGCGCAATAAGGATTTGATAGATTCCAACATCAGTCTGGTTGGGAGTTGGTGGCACTGGATCGCTTACCACGGCTGTGCCCTGAATGATTTTCAGCACAATGGTGTTGGCCGCTGGGTCAAGCTCCACAACCACGCCATCAATTCTGGTGTCTGTGCCAGCGGTGTCTAGGGTTAAGGTTGCCTGGCTGGTGTTTATGTAATAGTGACCACGAACCATGGCCTCACCAGCCGCAATGCGAACCTGTAAACCAGAGTCATCACCAGTGACCAAAAGGTCTGTGGTGTCGGGTCCACCGTTGACACCCTCGCCAATGTGCCTGGCCCACTTGCTGTATTGACTCTCTGTGACATCAACATTTTCAAAGGGGTAACTTTGTTGGGCCATTTCTCTCTCTCTTTCGCTTTTATTTTATAGCTTATTAGTAATACTGAACGGCTAGTTTCTCTCTAGGTTTGAAATTCTTTGCTGGAGCTCATTGGTTTTGGCCAGCACTCTTGCTTCATACTCAATACCAACTGGTGTGCCCACGGTTGCCCCAAGGCGAACGCCATCAGCGTCAATGGAAATGCCAACCTCTGTGACCACGGCACTTGCCTCTAGGTCATTGATTACCACGGTAACCTTGTCACCCAAATACCAGTCCTGGCCAAACCTCATGTTGAAATCATCTGACGGGGTGACTGACATCTGAACAATAGTTTTGCCGTCATCAACCAAAAGTTCCTCGCCCGATTGAGCCAGCTGTGCTGTGGTGTCTGAACCACGGCTGTCTGAGAACACTTCAATCCTGCGAGACCATTCCGTTTCTGCGGCTTGAGAGGCTGTGGTTGTGACCTCAAGAAACTCTCTGAGTTCAGCCTGGCCAGCCCCGCCAATAATCGCCCTAGTCACCTTGGCTGAGGCGTAGGCATACATTGCCCTAGACAGCTTGTTGTTGTCCATGTCCATTCTGATGGTGGCCGTTTTATCGGTGGGCAAGTAAACCTGAAACTCTAGGTTGGTCCCCAGTTGCTCCACGGCGTAGCCAACCGCACCAGTTTGAGCTAGGGCATAAGCCGTTGATTGTAGTGTCTGAAACCTAGCGTTGCCAGAAACGGTCCCCCCACGCTCAGCATCAGCCTGAATTTGGAGCCCTGTTATTTTTCTAGCCGTGGGTGCGTCAGGTCCAATGTTCGCTGAGACATAAGCTTTGAGGACTGTTTCAGCCACACCTGAGCGCACATCATGTGCATCAGTTTGCTCTGTCACATCAGCACTAGATGGCGTTGGATAAGCCAGGCGCTCTGAGAGGATAATGTCATCACTAGTTCCAGTAATGGTCCAGTCACCCTCCACAATTTCTGGGGTCTGAACTAGGGTTGCTGAGAATGTAGGGCCTGAAAAAATAACTGAATCATCTGGGCCAGTCACAATGATGCCATAACCTGGAAGCCTCAAGAGCTCCCCAAGTCTGCTACCCTGTGGCAAGCGCATTTCCCAGGTGCCAACATTGTTGAACCTAAGGATAAACTTAGCGCCTACTAGATCGCCTGGTCTAAACTGACCAATGCGAGCCAGTGTAGGGTCTCTAACCTCAATGAGTAGTTCATCAACTTGCATTAGTGGATGACCTCATACCTTGGTGAGTAGGTCAGCAAGACATTGAAATCCAAATCGGTGTCTATGCCTAGGATGGTCAGGCCAGTTGTGCCTGGTGGCAAGCTAAATAACTTTGGTGCAACATTGAGGCGGGCATAAAGGTTTTCATCAGCTGAGTTTGTAACAGCACCAGTCTCAGTGTTTACGGTCAGCACCTCGCCAGAAAAAACAGAGGCAAAGCCAAACTGCTCCACGCCGTTGCTTATAACCAAGTCATTTACGGGGCCAGTGATTTTCCAAATTGGGAAAGCCCTAACATCCCCAGCGTTTACAACCGTCACAACCCCAAGGGTGGAGCTGGATGAAACTTTCATTTTGGTCAGCAAGGGCAAAAGTCCCCTGCCAGTTGAGCCAGTGCCAATGCTAAATTGTTCCTCAATAGCGCTCAGCCAAAACGGGTTGGGTGCTCTCATGCTGACCACCCAGCGGCACCAGGTTAGTCCAGCCGTGGTGCTTCCCCAAACGGTCTCACCGCCACCTGTGTAATGTAGTGGCAGAAATAGGCTTGTACCATCTGAGTAATCAGCTTTAATTTGGGTGGGCCCTTGGTTGTCTTGCAAGATTCTGCCCAAGCGCCTTAGGTTGGTTTGAACCTCACCACGATCAGCGCCAAAAATAGTGATTGGCAAATCAACATCCCTAGGCAATCTTTTGCTGTGCCTGTAGACACCGCCGTCACCAGCACTGGATTCAATCCTTACGGAGGTTGGCGGTATGCCAAAGCCAGTGAGCCCTGTGTTTAGAACATAGGTTGTGTAATCAAATGTGATTGAATCATCATTGGACCCCTCTAGGCTGTAGGTTACATTTACCACTGTGCCACCACCTTAGCTCTACGCATTGCTGTGAATAGTTCTTGTTCTGAGTCTATGGACTGGTTAGGTGCGGCGTAATAATTTATCGTTTTGCCTCCACCTTGATCTAGCCCCATCATACTTTCAAACCTGTCAAGTGGCATGACTACCTCTGGGCCAGCCTCTCCAATCAATGCGTTGGTTGGGCGGTCAACATA